ACGGCTCAAGGCACTACGGTTCGAAAGGGATTTCTGATGAGTGAAATGCACGAAGACCCGACGTTTATACAAAACGCAGGCGAATGGATCGTCTGGGTAATAACGTGCGTAGTCGATTGGTTCACAAAGGGAGCGCCCTAAATGCAAAACATCTACAGCGTATACGACTCGAAAGCCGAAGCATTCCTGCAGCCTTTCTTCGCAACTGCAGACGGAGTAGCAATACGAATGTTCCAACAGGCCGCCAACGACTCAGAACACGACTTCAGCAAATGGGCAGAGGACTACACCCTCTTCAACCTAGGCAAATGGGACCCCAAAAACGGGACCCTCTTCAGCGCGGAAGTCAACAACTCACTAGGCACCGCAATGCTCTTCAAGACTGCGATCGCAGCCTCGAGCAACGGAATCGAAACCAATCCGCCGACGAGCTGGGCGGCCCCGCTTCGGACTGAAACCTCTGAATAGGGGGCCGCCTGCCCGACCAGGTGCACCTGGTCGGGCCTGCACGTTACCAACTTAACGTACAAACTAGGAGCAACAAAGATGGCTAAAAATTCACTCGGATCGACTACCGGCGGCCAACACGACTTTGCGAGAATCCCGCCGAGTCACGTACCGAGAACCGCATTCAATCGAAACTCAGGCATGAAAACTACCTTCGACTTCGGCGAGATATGTCCAATCTTCGTAGACGAAACCCTTCCGGGGGACACCATGCATATGGAGCCGACTATCTTCGCCCGCCTGGCTACCCAGCTCAAGCCAGTCATCGATAACATGTACGTGGACATCCACTGGTGGAGCGTCCCCAACCGCCTCGTCTGGGACAACTGGCAGAAATTTTGCGGCGAACAAATCGATCCAGGAGACTCGACCGACTACCTGGTGCCTCAAGTTACTGTAGGAGCCGCTGGCTTCCTTCGAGGATCGTTCTACGATCACATCGGCATACCTCCGGTAATCAACTTCGGAACCTCAATCAATAACATGTACGCCAGGGCGATGAACCTAATATGGAATGAGTGGTATCGGGACGAAAACATGCAAGACAGCATCGTCGTCGATCATGACGACGGACCCGATGACGTCACCCACTACTACTCATTGCTTCCTCGGGGCAAACGGCACGACTACTTCACCAGCTGCTTGCCAACACCTCAAAAGGGACCCAGCGTCGAACTCCCCATCGGATCCACTGCGCCCATAGTCGCAGGCGAAGACCACGATATACTACTCGAGCGCTACAATGGCACGTTCCAAGGCTCAGTCGCACTCAGGCCCTCAGTAGCGGGCACCGTAGGCGACCCTATAGTTGCAGACCTCTCAAGTGCGGTCTCGTCAACTATCAACGAACTCCGTCAGAGCATCGCTATTCAGCGACTCTATGAAAAAGACAATCGCGGTGGCACACGGTACAAGGAAGTGCTCCTAAGTCACTTCGGCGTCACCGTCAACGATGCAAGACTCCAAAGACCCGAATACCTGGGGGGCGGAACCGTCAATGTTGGCGTCAACCAGGTCGCACAACAAAGTGGATACGGCCAAGGCGAAGCCGAATTCATGGGAGACGTAGCCGCCTGGGCTACCGCCACTGGCTCCGGGAACGGCTTCACCAAAACCTTCGACGAACACTGCATGATCATCGGCGTAGTCTCTGCTCGAGCAGACCTAAACTATCAGCAGGGTATCGATCGCAGCCACTCTCGACGGACCAGGTGGGACTACTATTGGCCAGAACTCGCCAACCTCGGCGAGCAAGCCGTCCTCAATAAGGAAATCTACGCAGACGGCTCTGCAACAGATGACAACGTATTCGGCTACCAAACCCGCTTCGCGGAGTATCGCTACAAGCCGAGCCTCATCACGGGAGCTTTCCGCAGCTCTCACACAGCACCACTCGACATATGGCACCTGGCGCAAGACTTCGCTGCCCTGCCCGTCCTCGGAGATGCATTCATCCAAGAGCAACCTCCGATCAGTAGGATCGTCGCCGTACCGAGCGAACCAGAACTACTCTTTGATGCGTTCTTCGAATACCGAAGCGTCCGGCCCATGCCGCAATACGGCGTGCCCGGACTCACGAGGCTCTAGGTGGGATTCTTCGACTGGCTCGGGGATAACATCGGCGGAATCTTCGGGGCCGGAGGAGATGCTGCATCCGCAGCCGTCAGCGCCAAAATGGCTGCTGATAATCGCAAGTTTCAAGAACGGATGACCCGGCATCGCTATCGCTACCAAATGCAAGACATGCAAGCCGCCGGACTCAATCCAATACTGGCCTTCGGCCAATCGCCACCAGGTTCACCACCTGGTGCAATGGGCAAGGTCAATCCAAGGGCAGGTTCCGACGCTGTACAAAGCGCCCTCGCCCTTCGCAAAAATACCGAAGAGGTCAAACAAATAGCAAGCGGCACCCAGCTCAACAAAGCAACCGCCGCACTCCGAATAGCCGAAGCCGCCAAAGCTAACGTCCAAAGCGAACTATGGACGGGCGGCCACGAAGTAATGGACTTCCTGAAACCGAATTCGGCTGGCTTCCTCAACAAACTTCTAGACTGGGACATCGAAGAACCCGGCTCTAGGGAATTCAAACAATACCGATTCCAGAGAAGGGGAAAAGAAAATGCCCGCTAAGAAAACTACTGAACAACAACCGACACGACGCCGCGTGCAGATTGATCTAAGCCAGGGCGGCAGAACTCATCAGAGCTTCAAAGATGAATGCGATATCAATCGCATCATGGCCAGACACAAGAAAACCGGCATCATCCGCCAGACGACCGAGCGTCCACAGTACGGGGACTTCAGCAACCTTCCTGACTACCAGGAGGCAATGAATACTGTGATCCAAGCGGACTCAATGTTCGCCGAACTCAACAGCGAAGTCCGCGAACGGTTCCAAAACAATCCGCAAAAGTTCCTCGACTTCTGCGACGATCCAGAGAACCAGGACGAAGCAATCCGGCTTGGCATCGCCGCCAAACCGGAACCCGCCCAGGTCGAAACCGACCCGGCCGTAGAGGGGGAAAATCCCATCATAGGAGGGGAATAAGATAAAGACTGGAATAATCCAGTCAGACCAGTTAACAACAAGAGAGAAACTGGTCACCCCCCAAACAGCCCCCCAAAGAGGGGCCAAATTAACACAATCTTAGTTATCGGACATAACGGAGAATAATCATGAGACGACGACGTAACACGTCCCCGAAACGCCGCTCAAGCGGCACACGCAAAGCAAGCCGATCACACAACATGAACCGCAGAAATTCGCCCATGCGGGGCGGATGGCGGTTCTGAGGGTGTGGCATGCAACAACCCGATCACGGGTAACAGAGACTCGGATGGCGTCATCCGAGAACGCAGGGGAATGGGCAGCAATAGCTGGCAAGTCACCATCGCCTGCGGCCAATGTAGAGGATGCCGGCTTGAGCGAAGCCGGCAATGGGCAGTGCGAATAATGCACGAAGCCCAGGCCTACGAGCCGGAGCAATGTCACTTCATAACACTGACATATGCAGACGAGCACCTCCCGGAGCTCGGATCGCTCGTAGTAAGGGATTGGCAAGACTTTGCTCGCAGAGCAAGAACACAGATTGGGAAGTTCAGATACTTCCACTGTGGGGAATACGGGGACCGGTACGGCAGGCCACACTATCACGCATGCACGTTCGGCCTCGAGCTAAACGACCTGGTACCCGCTGGGAAAACCAAGAGTGGAGAACAAGGATACGACAGTGAGACACTCACTCACGTCTGGGGAAAAGGAAAAACACAAATAGGCTCACTCACGTTCGAAAGCGCGGCATACACCGCTAGATACATAATGAAAAAAGTAAATGGAGAAAAAAGAAAAGAAGGACACTACGAAATAACAGATCAAAAAACAGGAGAAGTAAAAGGAGAAAAAAAACCGGAATACACAACAATGTCTAGAAGACCGGGAATAGGAAAAGAATGGATAAAAAAATATAAAGAAGACGTCTACCCAAGAGACGAAGTAATAATGAACGGTAAGAAAATGAGACCCCCCAAATTCTACGATGGACATTACGAACTTGAGGACCCCGGCGCGCACCAACAGCTAAAAGCAAAGCGCGCCATGAAAGCCAAAAAGAGAAACAAAGATCAAACGCCAGAACGACTCGACAC